GGGTTATTTTTAGTTCCAGCACCTACATACTTTTTTTCTCCAGCAGGTGTTGGAGTTTTTTTCCAATTATCAGGAAAAGGTAATTTAGGAACGTATCCTGGAGCAGATGCTGCCATACCACCGAGAGCTGATTTGCGCTCTTGTAAAGCAGACTCTATCTGCTTTTCTATTTCAGTAGCGTTTTCTCCACGAGCAATAGTTGTTGTATATTTAGAATAAAGATTTTTAAGTTTAGCATCTACAGTAACAGTTCTTGTTAATGCTGTCTTATATGTGATGTTTAATTTTATATCTGATTTTACTTTATTGAGCTGAGTGTTTGTCTCTTTTATTTTATCATTGATTTTCTTTATGGTAGCATCATTTGGTTTTGATTTGCCTCTTTCTGCTTGCAAATCTTTTCCGAGTGCTTGTAGCGTTCCCTCTAAGCCTGTTTTTTTCTTATTGAATCCATTGATAATTTTTTGTAATTCAGCTACTGTCATCACTCACCCGCCAATACTTTCATAGCAGTCTCATAAAAACTTAATACTTTGTTAGCCTTAGCCTCATCTGTTCCAGAAATCTTGTCTACAAGGAAAGTCTTTGCATCTTGTGTACCAAAGCCATAGGTAGGGGTAATAACTGTTTTACCACCAACCTTTTCAGTTTTTGTAATGGTAGGGTTTTTTGCAGCCTTGCGCTGGATAATTTTTGTGTATTTATCAATCTCAGCTTGAGAGGCTTTGCGTCCAAGTTGATCTTTAATAACAGCATCAATTAAAGCCTTAGCATCGGTATCTTTAATTACAGATTCTTGCTCTACAATTCTTGGACCGCCAGTCCCTGTAGTTAGGGCGTTACGAGCAGCAATTTCTTGACCTAGATATCCAGTAAAAAAAGCATTGTTAAAAGGTTGACCTAACTGCATAGCAGAAGTTTCTGCTGCCATAAGAGCGCTTGAATAAGCGTTTGCTAATGCTTGATTGTAAAGACCATTAGTAGGAAAACCACGATAGCCAGCGTTCTTAAGTGCTTGAGCAATCTCGGCTCTTTCCTTTACTGAAAGGTTATAGAGAGTTTGAGCCTGGAGATTTACTCCAATTCCAGCCTGACCATCAAAGCCAGTTGATGGAGTGCCTGAAACCATAGTGCTTCCTTGGGGAACAATCTGTTTTTCCCAAGTACTAATTTCGCTAGGGCCAGGTGCGCTGGTTAATTTCTTAGGTTTAGCCACCGATTACTCTCCTATCAATCTAGCAAAAAGGACATCATATGCCATTTGAGCATTTGGGTCTTGTTTTGCTAATTCTTTCAAGCGAGCGCTAATATTCGCTTTCATTAAATCGCGGTAATTTTGTGCGACTTCACTATTACTTGTAATAGTGTCTCTGGTTACCTGATAATTGTCTAGCTCTGCAACCATTTGACGAAGGACTGACCTTGTCTTTGGTTGAGTCTTAATGTTTTCATCATTGAGCATATCTCTAAGGTCTTTGTAAGCCTTATAGCGTTGAATCTGGCGAGAGCCACCAGCGCCTAGCTCTTCCTGCATTAAAGGCTTGGTGCCTTTATATTGATCTGACCATAACTGCCATCTTTTACGCAACTGTGATTTAGCGGAATCATTAAAGGTATTTATAAGTTGTGCTTCATACAAGTCTTTTTGTTGATAGTAATACTGGATATCCTTGGCAGTCTGCACTTCCCTTAAGAAGTCAGAGGTTGTCTTGCTTACTTTTATTCCTGTATCGAATAACAATCTATAAGAGTCAAAGTCAAAGTCTCCTACAGAAGGAATTAAGAATGGAGCACCTTCTGGGTACTTCTTGAGTAGGTCTTTGTTCTTTTCAATCCAATCACCAGAGCCATTAACAGATCTTACTAGAGCAACTGTAGTGCGGTCAGATTCAGATACAGCATATGGCATCTGATCTGGAAATAAACGAATCCATTCTTTTGTAGTCTTATCAATATCGCCATTGTAACTATTTAATAACTGATTAAAGACTTGCTTATATGAAGTACGTTCGTTATCGCGTACCCACTGGGACATTTCACTCTTAAGGGTTAGCTGAGGCGATGCTGGGGCTACAAATCCAAATAGGAAACGTAAACCAAGAACGGTCATTGTTGATGCTTCTAGTTTTTCTTTATATGCTTGAACTTCACCAGGCGTTGGTGCTTCTTCAAGACCAGTCTCAGGGTTAATCTTAGGCTTAACACCATAGCCTGCAGCCTCTAAGTAGGTAGCAGCCTTGCGGAATGCTGAAGCGTATTGACTAGAACGTTCATCTTTATTTAATAGGGCTAATGCTTTATTAACGTGACCAGGTAATACCGCATTGATAAGTGGTTGGTCTTCGCCATATTGGCCAACAAGAGCAGCCTCAATCTTATCTAGTTGAGGTACTGCACGGAAAATTAACTGTAACGGTAATGCTCCAATAGGACCAGCAAATGTCGGGAACAAAGAGTCTGGATTCATTGATGGTGTAATCATTTTTAATTTACCACCGAACTCAACAGGCATTGGTGCCTTAAATGCCTCTGGCATACCAAAGACAGTAGCTACCTTATTCATAACCTTGTACACAGGAGTTAAACCTGGGTAGAAAAAGTATTGATCTCCATTATCATCCGTTTGTACAAAACCAGAATGAGCAATACCTTCATAAGTCAACGCTGCGCGTTGAATAGACTCTGGGTTGTACTTAGCGGAACGATAGATACGGCGGTAAAAGTCTTCAGTTGCACGATAGAATCTAGCAAAGTTACGACTTGACATAGCAAGCTGACTACGCACTGCTGGATTATCCACAAAAGAAAGAACACGGGTGGTTGCCATCTCTTGCGCCATCTCGGTAATATATTTCTTACCGTTTTCCTCACCTAGTTGTTTGATTAGGTGAGCCTCAAGACCCGAAGCTCGCATATCTTTGCGAACCTTTGCATAAGCATCAAGGCCAATAGGGTGACGGGATAGACGAGCATTAGCTTGCCCCATTATATCCCACACTTTTTCGCTTATGGATGGCAGAAACTGTCCTGTATCTGATATCGGTATAAGTTCTGGGCCATAGATAAACTCTGGAGTAAGTCCTTCTTCGGACAATTTACGCATATCATTAAACTTCAAATTCTTAGCAGAGACTACTACGTCTCCAGATTCGTCAGTGAAACGAATTTTATTTAATAACTTGATGTTAAAGCCACCATCACGAGTAGATAATAAATTAAGAATATCCTCTACATTCTTGCGTGCCAATACTTCAGTTGAATAACCTTTTTGAATGGCTTCAAACTTATTAAGTTCTTTAGGTGATAGATTATCTAAGTATTGCCTAAGAGCAGTAACTGCTTTGGCATTATCATCAATATTACCAGGGACAATATTCTTAATAACTAAAGACGACATTGGGCTTTTGGCTTCAATACCTAAAAGCGCATAAAGACTCATTAAAGATTGGTCACTCGCAGCAGGGTTGATATTTGTATAACCTTTACCGTAAGACTTGGTATACTTTACGCCATCAATTTCTAATGCGCCAAGTTTTCCAAATTGTTCTACATCGTCTGCTACTTGAACAAAACGGTCTGTTCCTCTAAAGGCATTTTTAGCGCCTTCTCCAAGGTCACCCAAAAATCTATCTGCATCAGAATATGTTACAAGATCGCTAACATACTCACCAATCTCATCATCAAAATAATTAACAAACTTAGACTCTGTAACTGCCCTAGATGTCACCTTACGAGCTGCGTTCACATCTCCAGCTTCAATACCTTTTACTATTTCATCTGTATATTTCTTGGCAGAACGTGCAGCAAAAAGACGATTTATGAAACCCATATCACCTTTTGCTGCTGCATATTTACGAGCAATGAACTGACCTTTGACAATACCCCAAGCAGAATCTCCTACCAATAAATGGAGACCTAAATCCTCAGATGCGTTACGTATAGGAAAGCGAGGGCCTGCAAGGGTTGTAATAGTCCAACCTGATGTTAGTTTATTAGCCCAGTCTTTATGGGAGATGCCCATAATTCCATCAATAAGTCCAGACCTAACTGCAAATTTATCAATATCACTTACAGATGGAGCAGCAATACCCTCTGCTAACTGCCAATCTTTAATAGCAAGCTGTTCACCATCGAAATTTGACGGTGAATACTTGGTAAAAGTTACTTTACCTGTAGCCTCATCAACGTTTCTTACGGTTATACCAGCAGAGTATTGGTCTTTACGAGCAATCTTATTGAATGAACCAACGAAACGCTGTGCTCCTGTGGACTTTGTTAGACCACGCACTTCAAATACAGTGTTATAGAGTCCTTTGAATATTTGACGGCGTTGACCTTCGTTACCTGCAGCAAATGCTTCAGATATAATACGTGAATGATAACGAGTATTAGCAAGTCGAGCTATGCGGTATATCTGATCTGGAGCAGTAGCAGCCATTGGGTCAAAAAAACCATTAGGAAAATATGGAATTGTTGTGAACTTACGAGCAAATCTATCTAAGCGACCTTGAATCTGTGCAAGTGGCATACGAAATGAGCCATCTTTGCCCTTCTTAAATACTGCCTTGCCGCCCTCTTCTTCAATACGGCGCACACCAATACGTCCAACAAAGGCTTCTACATCTGCAATCTCATCTGCACGTTGAGTTAAGCCTGTTGCTACATCTGCAAGTTGCGGTTCTGCTCCATAAAGAGCTTGAACAACTCTGCGCCCTACAGCATCAATGTTAAATACTTTATCGGTTGTAGTAAAAAAACCAATCCTAGCCTTACGTGCAGCATTAAGGACTGGAACAAGTGGCGCTCTTCGCGCTGCTTGGCCTTGTAATATGGTTTTAACGTCAACAACATTCTGTAAATAGTTTTTTGCTGTTGCAGAATCTTTAACGCCAGCCTTAATAAACTCATCTACTGCTGCAGGTCCAAACTCTGGAGACAATCTACGCAAGCGTTTAGATGCTTCTTCTCCAGCAATAGGGTTTCTAGCACTACGTGCTGTAGATAAATCTTCCAAACCCTTGCCATACTCATCAAAAAACTTAATTACTCTTGGGTTAGAAAACACTCTGTCTAGGTTCTGTGTGTTTTCAGGACCAACAACAGACATAAGGTTACGCCCATAGGAAAACTTTTCTTTTCCTAATACGTTAAATAGTAGATAGTCACCAGCATCGTAGGCTTTCTTAGCCTTACCAAGAATTAAGGTAGGATCTGCAAAGAATCTATAAGAAGCATCAACAAAACCTGATATACCTTTGTATAAAGCGCCAGAACCTTCAAGTTGCTCAGGCAGTAATAAGTTTGCTAACTGACGACCTGGTGAATACTTGGACGCTTGAACGGCATCTAGCGCATCTTGGAATAAATCATCTTTTTTCTGAGCAGCATTAGCTGCAATTACTTTTTGAGTTTCATTTCCTGATGCAATTATTGCGTCCAGGCTTTCACCCTTAGCAATACGCATAGCAATGTCAACTCTGTCTGAGCCATACTTTGCTTTTGCTTGAGTAATACGAGAAGGAGAGAATACTGAATCACCTTTATCGTTTGCAATATCAAAAGCCTTTGATATGTTAACGTCTTGGTCTAAAGCAATAGCACCTGTGCGATAAAGTCGAGTCATAAAATCTGATGCTTCGCCTAGCGCAGAAAGACCACGCCCTAAAGTCTCTTTGACGGCAATACCTGCATAGTGTTTAGCATTACCAAGCCAACCACGTTGCGGATTTACTGGGTCTTCATCTCCACCAAGTAAGCCAACCATAGCATTTTGTTGGCCTTGCGGTAATTGATTAAATTGCTGTTGTGCAACAGTTGATGGCATAGCAAGTAAGTTTTTATGAGTATTAAGAAGTTTACCTAAACCATCAATTTGTTTCTTTTGCTGAGGGGTTAGATTTGCACGAAGAGCTGCAGCTTGTAGGTTCTCTTGAGCCACTACATACCTCGCGCTAATGCACGCTGATAGAGAATCTCTACCTCTCCTGTGTCATCATAAGGAAGCATCGTGGCAAGAATGTCAGAAAGTTTTTCTTGCACTTGTGGACGCATACCTAAAACTTCTGGTCCTGGACCATCACCCATTGCAATGCCTGCAGTAATCGGTTCATCGCTACGCTCAGATGGAGCATATAGCGAAGTTACTGGTTGCATTTGACTTGGAGCCATACCCATCTCTGAACGAGATGTTGCACGTACATCTGGAGTCTTAGCTAGTGGAGCTCCTGCTTTATTAGCAGTGTTCTCAACACCTGAGCCATACTCTGTGGACTGGAATGACATACCATCTGTTCTCTTGGAGAATTTACCAGGTCCTGATACACCTGCCATAGGCCCTCTAGCCATTTGGATCCTCCATCTTTTCTAAATCTGATGTAAATTGTTCCCACACTTTGGAAACCTTCGTTGTTCTATTTGCGTTATACACTGCTAAATCTAAAAGTTCTGATGCGAACATCTCTATGGCTCGCACTATGTTAACGAAGAAACCTGCGAATAAAACTAAAGCATCTGCAAGATGGACAGAGCGTGGTACGTAATCTTTATCTTCCACGCTCTATCCTCTCACTATAAAACTAAGCCTTCTTGCCTTTACGAGCTTTGCCAGCATAGCCAAAAGCAACTTTGCCTCCTGCTGGTTTCTTCATATCCTTCTTGCCCTCAGTTGGCTTTGCCATTGGAGCCTTTGCACGACCACCTTTTTTCATTTTACACCTCCCTACCCTGCAATAGATGCGAGTAATGTAGCAATATCTGGACGAGAGCCAGCAGCAGGGGCCGCACCCATTTGTTCTTGAGTTGGCTGCGAGGCAGGAACGGGGGCCATACCTGCTGCTGGAACTTGTTCGCCCATCATTTCTGTTGGGACTTCTGGAGCTGGCTCTGGAGCAAATACTTCTTCAACTATCGTCTCAAGTTGTTTACCTTTTTGGCGACCCTTAATAACCTCGGCGATTCTAGAAACAATCTGAGAAGGATCTTGACCTTGGGCTGCAAGTGCTGGAATGGTCTGAGCATACTGAGCAACAGCAAGACGCAAAGAATCACGCATCTCTTCAATATCCACACGCTGCTCTTCTTGAGTGACATTTAACTCCATAGGAATTTCTCTGCGTACATAATCTCTTGATACAAGTTTGTCGCTTCGCATCTGTAGTAAAGCAATAATTGCATTGTTTGGATTCATACCAGACATAATGCCGTAGCGAACATCTACACCATACTCGCCAGCAATCTGACGACTTGGTACATACTTCATATTAAACGGAGTACCGTCATCTACTCCTTTGATTTCCTTGGTCATATTGCCAAAGATTTTCTCATCCACCTCAAAGCTAAGTGATACTAGCTCGGTGAATAGTCTTGCAAACTGTGCTTGTGCTGCACGTACCTGTGTATCAAAGCCAGCTTGTAGGGCTTGTACTCCGCGACCTGTAATGATTGAAGCATCAACATTACCGCTACGTACTTCTGGATAGCGTGAACCTAAACGTAGTTCTCGCTCTAGTACGCTTGACTCAGTAAAGACTCCAGGTGGAAGTTCTAATGGAACACGGCGGATACCTTGCGGATTAGCAGAACGCATAATCGCATCAGGACCAAGTGCTAGTTCCTGTACATCTTGCGGAATAGCAATAGGTGCTTGGATAGACTTCTCTGCTGCTTGAATCTGCAATACTGCAAAGCGAGCACGAGCAAGTTGTACTGCTAGAACATCATCAAACTGACCGCGTGCTTCTCCGTCTAGGGATGAACGCATTGCAACGCGGGCTAAACATTTACCAATGGCATTAGGTAGGTTTAATAAAACTAAGTTGTTACGATCTGGAACATAGATTAAATCTTGGTCCTTATCGTGGTAACGAATCATTGTGATATAAGGAGAGCTACTTGCATAGTTCCTGTTTGTAATAATTTGATTATAGAACTCTGGATACTGCATTGCTAGAGTCTCTGCATCAGTATTCATTACTTGAGTAATTGAGATACAGCGACCAAAGCGGTCCATCTCAGGATAGACTCCGAAAGGATTTAATAGACGGATTCTAGGATTGTTTGTTTCGTAATCCATCTCTACCATTGCTGGTAGCATTCCATAAGTATTAAACCAGTCAGCACCCTGATACATCTGAATCTGCAGCTCTGAGCCTGATACAAAGTAGTTTGCAATACGAGTTCTAGTATCTGCTGCCTTGCGTGCAGAGTCTGAAACCATATTGGTAGCAGCGCAGTTAAAGGATGGCAGTGGTGCCATTACCTCTGCTAGGTCGCGTGCAGCTACATCTACAAAGTTAGCAACCAGAGGCTTTGGGTACTCCTCAGAGAACATAGCAGGATAGACCTTGCTTATATCTCCTTGGCGCACAGATAGCACGTCACGCATACGCTGATCACGCGCTGAGTACTTAGTCTGTAGCCGTGATACCTTAGCAATAACCTCTTTGGTTGTAAGCATTTGTCCTTACTTCTTCTTAATTTTTTGAGATAAAGATTTTTTAGATGATTCTTTAAGGGTTCTATTAAAACTACTAAAAAGTATAGATTGTTTTTTGGTTGGGTCATTACTTTTAGGATAAGATCGCGTTCTTGATGAATCTTTTGCTTGCACTCTACTGACTAACTTTTGTGGTGTGTCACCTTTTTTCAGTGTAAACTTTTTACCAACTGGATCTTGAATTTGAAACTTTCCAGTTTTAGTTTTAGTTACAGTATAGGACTGTCCATCTACCCTTATTTTTGATGGAGTTGCTTGTTTTACTTTAGACGCTTGAGATCCTTTACTAACTGCTTTTTTTGCAACTTTAGTAGCAGCTTTCTTAGCAGCAGCTCTTGCTGCTACTCCTGCAACTATTGGTCCTATTGGCAATGGCATTATATGTCCTTACTTCTTCTTTGACTTAATATTACCTTTACGTGGCTTTGACCTTACCCCAGTTTCCATTGGGCTCTTTGGTCCCTTTGGCATTGGAGCTGGCTTACCAGACCTTGACGTTGGTTTAGGTTTAGGCTTAATCCTTGTAGGTTGCTTGGTAGCAGTAGGCTTGGTGTATCCCATACCAGGTAGAATCACATCGTAATCTGGTGGAACAGAACCTTTTTTATTCTTAGAAGGAACTTTCTTCTTCTTAGCAATAAAATCATCAAGCGTTGGCTTCTTTGGCATTACTTCTTCTTCGCTTTCTTGGCTTTAGGAGCAGCCTTCTTAGCGCCACCTGTCAATGCACGTAAAGTTTTTGCTTTTTCCGCCTTAGCCTTAGCACGTTTTGTAACTGATGCAGCGCGAGCAGCGCTACGCTCCAGTTCAGCAGCACGGCTATTCTGCATCATAAGTGCAGCCTTTGATTCTGCCTTTGTTGGAAAACGACCAAAAATCTTTTCTCTTGTGTTTGCTTTTTTTCCACGTGATAAATTCATTGCTGCTTCTTGAAGTTCCCATTCGGCTTCTGGGCCGCCAAACATTCCAGCACCTTTTAGTTTTTGTCCAGAGAACGCTCTTGCTTTACTTGCTTTACTCTGTACTTCGCTGACTCTTTGCTTTTTAACTTTTGGCATTATTTCTTCTTACCCATCTTCTTAGTAGCAGCTTTCTTCTTAGCCAACTTAGCGGCCTTCTTACCTTTTGGTGTATATGGAAATTCCATTTTTCCTACTTTTGGCATAATTGCTCCTCTAGATGAATTGACGTTGTTGTTCTGCTAACAGTTCGTCTATGTTTATGACTAGACGCTTGCCTCGTTCGTAGCGAGACAAAAATGGATTCTTCATATGGTGTGTGGTATGTATTCCGTTATTAAGCCATTCTCTAGCTTTAATCTCACAGAACCATAGAGCCATCACCATATCGGTCTTACCCTTAGTAGTGGGTGACCAGGTAATAAGTTGTTCTATTAAAGCCTTTACATTCTCGGTCTGATCTGATGGGAGATGAATAATGTTATCTCTGTGGTGCTTACCATCGGCTTGCTTAGTTCCAAACAGGGTTGACATAGAAGCTACACCAAAGCCTGCATCCCATTTGTTATTACCAGTATGGTGTTCTCTAAGTACTGTTCCCTTAGATGCAAGGAACTGTCTGATACCTTCATCCTGAGTTAGGAAGGACTGGAAAGCGTTACGCTCTACTACCCATTCAGCAGGAGCATAGACGTTAGTCCAATCAATAATTAACTGTCTAATCTGAGCAGGTGTTGGTCTAGTAATCTTGATAGCATCTACAATGTAGCGCTTATGAGTAACACGATCTACGCCGTAGCAGATAGCGGCAGTATCACCAACCATTGCAGGGTCTAGTCCACATACAAAAGAAAAACCAGTTAAATCTTTAGGATGGCCTGGGGCTCCCATCTGGAGCCTACCTGACTTACGCATACCATCAATAGAACCCTTTACACATACAGGGTCAAAGGTGGCATCATCTGAAACATCTTGCTGCTGATAAACTAAAGCCCAAGTCTGAGCATCCATAGCTTGACGTTCTGCATAGAGATGCTTACCGTTCCAGCGAGGATATAAACCCTCTTCGGTCTTATCAGAGTCTTTCTGCCCATCAAAGGGTTGGTCTGAGTTAGGCCAGAGAGTTACCCACTTGGTGGGGTCCTCATTGGTTTCAAGTAATGCTGGCAT